ACCCAGCTACTCATACAGAATTGACAAATACAGAATACAATTTAATGATATTAAAAGAGTCATTTTCTGATTGGCTGGAAAATATTGAACAATATCACGACGAAGATTGGAAGTTTTATGAAATCTACAATAAATTCTTAGAAAATGAAGATGATTTCGAATTTTCAGAACAAAAATAAGCACAAAAAAATAAGCCTACCCGAAATTAATCGAGCAGGCTTGTTTTTGCTATTTAACTCTTAAATATTGCCCAACGTAAATATAATTTACATTCTTTAATCCAGATAAACTCTTAATCTGGCTAATAGAAACACCATACTGGCTAGCAATGCCTGAAACAGTATCACCTTTTCGTACAGTGTAGTACACTTTCGAACTTGTCGCTGCGGATCCTAACACTTTTATAATTTGACCAGGATAAATAGTTGAGTAAATCGACTTACCATTCAAACTAGCCAAGGTGTACATATTAACACCGTGTCTGTTTGCAATTGCCCACCAAGAATCACCAGACTTCACGGTGTATGTTCCAGTTGTCTGGCTAGATACATTTGAATTGGTCAGCTGAACGTCTTGAGCTAAGGCCCAGCCCATCGGCACATTACCTTTGTACAAAAGAACTGCTTGATTAGACTTACTTAAAACTAAATCTTGTGTATCTTTAATTGTATATGTTTGCCCCTTTGCATAACTCGCAATATTAACTCTAGGCTGATACCATTTTGTTGCCGATTGTTTTAAAACGACATTCTGTCCAACATTAAAACCTTGCTTGCGACTGTCGTTATTGAGTTTCTTATTTTGCGTTTTAGCTTCGGACCCAAACCACCAGGACACCGATTTTCGATTAGTATCAACTAACGAACTATCCAGTGAGGTTGCAAAAGCTACCGAAGATTGATTATCTTTATTTTGCCACATATCATAATTTCTCGGATTTGGCCAAGCACCCTGGTAAGCTGCTAGCCAATAACCATCAAATTTATCAATCAGCGATTGACCAACATAAGAATCAGCAAAGTTTCGATACGAATAAAAGACTACGTGCTTATTAGTCAATGACTTCATTTCATCTAACCAAGCTTGCACTGCCGCTTGAGTAGTACCGTATTTAACAGTATTTTCTTCAAAATCAAGTACATAGAACTTTGCATTTTTATCAGACCGATTGTAAAAGTCCTTAGCTTCCTGACGTGCATCATCGGCCGAAACAAAACGTGCATAAGCGTATTGCCCATACGGAATACCGACTTTGTCAGCCATACTAGTATTATATGAAGCATACTTATCAATGTAGTTTGAGCCGTATTGCTGACGGATAATCAATCCAGAAACTTCCGATTTAACATTTTTAAATTGTTGTTCAGTTTTTTGACTTTGCCACTCGCTCATATCGTACACTGGCAACGTATCTGCTGCAGCTAATTGAACGCATAAAAAAAGAGCAGCTGCCGCCGCTCCTGCTCCAGTTAAAAGTTTCTTCATTGAACTAGCCCTCCTTTGGTGTATCCGTGCCAACAATATTTCCATCTTTATCTAAAACAATCCCAAGCGAATTAGCCTTAGAATCAGTTTTCGGTTCAATTAACTTGTCGACTACCAAGCTAATCTCATCAATCTTCTTTTCAATATTCGTTGTATCAACTGACTTGGAAGCTTCAGTTAGTGCTTTGTTGCCAGTAAAACTCCCAACAAAACCCAAGATTGAGGATAACAGCAACCCAATAACGATCACGTCTTGTTGACTAAAAATTACATGAAATCCGTACTTAGCAACTAGTACAAAAAGCACAATCAACAGTGACGCTAGTTGTACCCAAAAGCTCGGCTTATTTACGTTAGCCGACAACATCTTTTTAAATTCTTTCATTTCACTTTTCCCTCCAGATTATTAATTTTTAAATCGTGCTCTAGCAACATTTTGTCATGCTGATCAAGCAACTTATCTTGTTGAGCTTCACGTTTTTCAAGCGCGTCGATATTCTTTTGTTGCATCTTGTGTGACTTTTGTAAGTCGTCTCGAATACCGTCCATTGGTTCTTTAACGTAACGCTTTAACATACTTTTTCCAGTGTATGAAAAGGCACCGAGAATTGTCGAAATAATGACAACTATCGATGCCCATTCGTCCCAACCAAGTCCTAAAATTCCATGCACATACAATCAACTCTTTCCTGTCCGTTTCATTTTTCTCGTCTCTGATTTTTTAAAGTAATCTAAGCAATAAAAATAGCGCTAACCAAAGTGGCAAGCACATTAACAACGCATTTTTAATCCCGATGAAAAAGCTCATCAGCTAGCACTTCCTTGCATAGATTCAAGCTTGGATTTTAGCAATTGTTTTCGATAGCCAAGCATGTACTTGATATGATCAAGGTCTAAGTCCTCGGTGTACGCTGGATTGTCAGGCCAACGAGCGTATTCTTTTTCATACGCTTCTGTCCCTATTGCATTAGCCTTTTCTGCCACAATCTGTTGTAAATCGTGGATATTTAGTACGCCAGCAGAATCAAGTTCATTAAAACGTGCGAAAACTTTATCAGGATATAGTTTTAAAAATCTTCTCAATAGCTGATTTCCTACCGTTGGAGTTAGATGCGCAAAGTAATCATAATCGTCTGGGGTTATCGTCCCCTCTTGCCAGCTTGACCCAAGAGTACTGTCAAAGTCATAACTCATTAAGAACCATTTCGATCCGCCGTCATATGTGAGATAACAGTTGTTTTTTCCGCTCCAAATGTCCGAGTTGTTAACTAGCCAATTAAAAATCAAAACATCACAGATCGAGTTTAAGTCAAAAATACTTTCGACATTAGTTTTAAAAGTATCGTCTGAATCAACAACTATCTTTGATGCCAAAGCTGTTAGTGCTGCTTGTGCATTAGTATTATTATCCGAATCAAGAGAAAAATCTCCGTTATCTCCCAAAGTTGGTGACCCCTCACGCCATTCGCCTTTCGCTAAGTTTGTGTTTCCTTCAATCGCAATTTCGTTAGCATCATTTTCATCCATATTCCATAGGTCTGAGCTTGATTTTGTATTCATTTCCATTAAACCATAAAAGTTTTTATTAAAATACAGTAAGCATGGCATGCTTTGGATTGTACCAAAATGATTCGCTAAAAGTAATTTCTGCGGTGCTGTTGGGTTATTAGCGATAAAACGACTATATATTTCAGCACAGACAGCATCTCGCACGCTGTACTTATCCGTATAGTACCCTTTTAAATTGAAACTATGATTTTTGTAAAAAGACGGCATTGGTCGCCATTTTAATTTTTCCTTACCAGCAGAATCTACATAGGTTTTAAATTTGAAACCTTTTTTTGCAGCAGCAAGTGTTGAGTTGCCTTGCCATTCGGTTTTTATAAAGCCAGTAAGATGTCTGCCTGCTTCGTCTAGGGAAAATGGTAGTACTGACTCAACGTTGTTAGCTAGCATATTACCATAATTTCCAGTGATATTAATAACTGGCAGATTAGAATTAGAAGTATCGGTATTTTTTTCTGATATTCTGTCATTCAGATTTTCAACAACTTTTACTATTTTCTTATTATTAGCATATTCACTCAAAGCTTTTGTATATTCACCATTTTCGCCAAAAGCAAAAAATTCGCTTGAATAATCAAAGCTAGTTGTTACTGCGTCAGTACCTATCCCAACCTTTAGCTGTGCCGCATTGCTGGGGACTGTAAAAGTATAAGAGTAGTCTTTTTCATCGGCACCAGTGTAAGCTGCAGACAAATAGCTTATCCCACTAGTTGATGGAGTACCGTCAAATGCAATTTTATTGCCAGCTGCATCTTGCAATATGACTCCCAAAAATATATTGCCACCGGAAACATTTTTAACTTTTACCGAAAAAGTCATGGTTTTTCCAGCAACATTAGTGAAATAATCTGACCAGTGCCCCCAAGTCTGTCCAGTGCTTACCCAATCGGTTGATGTGCCTGTAATCAGGTTTAAGCCCGGAAGCCAATTCAATAACCCATCAAAATAAAATTTTGCAGCTTGATACGCCCCCCCATCAGCCCAAGCAGTACCATTCCAGTAGTACCAGTGGCCATCGCTTGAATTTACAAAAATTCCTGAAGTTCCTTGAGGATATTTTGTATCCAATTCTGAAACGTTTTCGACAACCCCGTTTGGGGTTAAGGATGTACCAGCACCTGTTCCTGCCAGTTCTAAGCCTGCCGCCATCGCCTCTCGTACATCTTTCCCATACATTTTTGTACGAATTGCAGTAGCCAGCCCATCTAGACTAGCTTTTTGTGCATCTGTTAGTGCTGTATTGTCTCTGTAATCTGTTGCCATTTAATCATCTTCCTTTCTAAGCCGCTATCGGCAATTTAGTAAACCTCTTTGTTCCAGTTGGGCCCCAGCCGCCCGATACTGAAATATCAGCTAGCCAGTTTGAGTCATTAAACATAGCCAGTAACTGATGAAATCCTTTAGTAATCATCGTATAACCCTCCAAACACCAGGCATCAAACGTCGATTGGATATACTGCAGCAAACCAATACTTGGGTGTCCTGCTTGTGCATTTGAATCAGTCGTATTAACTATCGTTTCACTACCACCCGACTCTTGCTGAATGCGAGCTTTAATCGTAGCCAGTGAGCTATTTGTCAAAGTGACTTCCATCAAGTAAGCCGCATATTTGATAACTGGCGTCCAATCACCGTTCGTAGGTTCAGTCGCTACACCGGGGGCTGTGTTTGAATCAACTTTCTTAGACAGCTCGTCTAAGGTTTCTGAAATTTTAGTATTGTCATCAGATAGCGTTTTGATAGCCGTCTGCTGTTTATCAATTGTTTCTTGTGCTTTTTTAATCGTGTCGCTCAAAGTTACAATCTTATTTTGCTGGGCATTTAGCTTACTGTTTAACTGACTAACTTCTTTAGCAGCTTTTTGATTTTCTAACTGGTATCGACTCAAGCTAACGGTTGATTCACCAATCGTTAAAGTTGAACTCTGCGGTTTAGTAAAATCAATATCTTTTTGAATCACTCGTAAATACTGCTGTTCAGCCACCAAATCATTAACAAATCGATACCTATCCGATACTTTAAAACTTTCAAAATTACTATTTAGCAATTCAACAGCTTCAACATTCCAGCTTTCAGTAGCTGCCTTTTGATTAGCTATCCAAGCTTTTGCCTTAGTTAGCAAGATATTCGCATCGTTGACATCTTCCCAAGTTTGAGTTCCATTAACAACACCAAATTCTTTCTGTAAATCAGGGATATCAATGTAATCTTTACCATTATTAACACTTGAAATAGTTACCCTTGGATATGCTGCCGAAGTGTTATTCTCGTCAGTTGATTCAATTGTCGCTCCCAACGGTACTAGTCTAGTAATAATTGAGGTTGGGTCTATCTCGACACTTGATGATTTAAGATTCTTACCAATCTGAATTGGCGTATCGGTGTGGTCAGTCCCTGGATTTTGAAGATAATCTAGGTAATTTCCATCTGCTTCAACTCGAAGAACTAAATATCCACCAAGCCGGTCAATCAATTTGTTTTTAATCGTGTCGTAAGTGTTATCGTACTCAACATAGCGATAAACATTATCAGTCGAGTTAGTAACATCAATTTTCCCAACCTTAAATTTCTTGTAATTGGCTACTTGTGAATTATGAACATCGATTAAATCGCTGAAAAATTGCGCTGGTGTGGTGTTGTGAACTTCTTTAAAGCGCTGAACCGAATCAAGCAAGTAGCTTAAAATCGATTCAAAAGTGATTGTTTGTTGAAACTCTCCCGAACTGATCATCGCTCGTGTTGGCTTCAAGGCTCGACCTCGAAAAATTAGCTTGTTATCTTGCAGCACATTGATATGAGTCTGAAAAGGCTGAACCTTACCGAACAACGAGTTTTTGATATTCACTGTTAATTCAGCATTATCAATTCCAGATTCAACCAGAGTCAGCTTTCCAGCCGACAACAGCTTATTCATGCTCAAATCAAAAATAACCTTACCAACACTGTCAGTAGGGCTATCAAATGCGACAATTCGATACATCAAATCATCACTTCCTTATAAAATTCAAAATTAATTGTTCCAGTTCCGTTAAGCGTCAATTGGTTTTCTCCAACCGCAAGCGTGACTTGGGTATCTGTGTAAGTTCCGGCTGTCAGTTTGATTGAACCAAACGAACCAGACACCGTTATTGTTCCAGTGACTGTGATTTTCAGTTCTGCCGTGTGGCTTCCAATGTTAATCAGATTAATATTTTGAGTGCTATTGACCGTGAAGCTAGTATCTTGAAATACCCAATTTGGGAAAAATACATCATCCCAAATGTCCGAACCCTCAGCGTTATTTCCAATAGCAAATGGATAGCAGTCAAACACGATAGTAGCTTTCAACGTTCCATATTTTGAGTCATCCTCAACTGTCACACTTTTAACTTTACCAATCCAATGCAATCCAGGCTCGTGTGTATCAAACAAAGCTTGAGTTAATTGTGTAGTCAGCCTACGTTTTAACTCGTTTTCAATCGCTTTCCTGTCTTGATAATCGTCTGATAGACTTAGCAATTGATACGTCATTTCACGATTAGAAAAAAATCTATCTCCAGTTAGCGCCGAAAAGTCAAGAATACCTTGTGAGTAAGGAATATCTTCAGTTACTTCTTTTTCGTCCGGAGTAGGCGCAGAACGATCTAGCAACCACCAATTTTCATCCGCTGAATAAAAATCTCCAAACGCAAAACCTTCAGCTGGCTTGCTTTCAGAACTAGCTTGCGTTAAGTCATTAATATCCTTAAATTCATAACTCATCTTTCCCACCTCGATTTGTAACCTACTCTAGCACCTAATTCTTCGTCCATATCCTTTCCAATTGCTCCAACTAAGCGCCCATTGGACATATAAACATTTCCGTCCTTATTGGCAATTTGCCGCAGTAAAGCGTTATTCTGCATTTGCAACGTGGAATCTTTCATTGTCATTGTCGAAACTACTCCTAGATTAGCTGACCGACTGTTTAAGCCGTTGACAGTGCTTGCCAAGGAATTAGTATTCAGTGATGGAGTGACAGTATTAAGTGAGTTATTTAAAGCATCAGAAACGTTCGATCCCATTTTTGAAGCTGTATCTAAAACACTACTTTGAAGTGAAATGATACCATTTAAGAACCCTTCACTGAAATACGCACCAAAGCCGAATGTGACACGTGAAGGAGAATGAATTTTCAAGGCTTTCCTGATCATGCCAGCAGCTTTACTTGCTATACCAGCAGCTGCGCTCATGACTGAACCGGCCATACTTTCAATTCCACTTACAAAACCAGACATTAAATAATGGCCAGCACTACTAAATAATCCGCCAACACTTTTAAGACCAGATGCTCCAGATTTCCCTGCACCGCTACCAGCACTATGCGTCTGACCGAATCCATCCATTATCCCTTTAACAAACATACCGATTAATTTAGTTCCTGAACCTAAAACCTGGCCTAAAGCATTTCCAACACCGTACACAAAACGTCCAACAGCTTGAACTGCTATGCTGGCAATTTGTGGAATAGCGTTGACTAAGCCAAGGATAAACTTGCCAATCAAGTTTACAGCTGCAGTGATCACACGTCCTAAATTGCTTGCTACACCGTTAATAAATGCCACAATAGCATTAACGCCAGCTGTTATGATTTGTCCCATGTTTGCCGCTAAACCGTTCAAAAAATTAGCAATTAAGTTTGCACCAGCAGAAACTATGCTCCCCATGTTTGATGCTAGTCCATTCAAAAAATTAACAATGACATTAGTTGCAGCAGCCATTACTTGTGGCAATCCTTGTGCTATTCCGTTTAAAAACGCAACAATTAAAGCAAGTGCTGCAGCCATCACGGTTGGTAAGTTTTGAGTAATACCGTTCAAAAAAGTAACTATCAAGTTAGTTGCTGCAACGATAATACCAGGCAAAGCTGTTGTAATCCCAGTTATAAAGTTGACAATCAATGATGCACCGGCAGCAATTAAGCTAGGCAACGCTGCTGTGATCGTAGTTAAAATATTCGTAATCATTAACAAGAAATTTTGTACAATTAGCGGAGCGCCTTGCGCAACAGCCACACTTATTTGTACCATACTGGTCATAAACGCAACTGCCAGTGTTCCTAAACCAGTAATCACCGTTGTTATTGCAGTAAGTATCATTGTTCCAAACGCTAAACCAAGCGCTTGTGCAGTAGCTACTAGCTGCTGTGAGCTAGTGTTCGTACTTGCCATTACTGTTAGCAAGTTAGCAAAACTGTTAATCAGCGCTGCTATTCCAAGTGAAGCAACTGCAATGCCTGCCCCGATGGCTAAAATAGCTGCACCAAACACTCCAATACCAACCGCACCGGCTGTAAGTGGTCCACCGAGTAAAGCGAATACACCGGCTAAAGCAGCAACTGCCACAGACATAGCAATTAATGCTGATGTTCCTTGCTTACCGGTTGATGCAAACTTAGCAATTCCTAACGCCATTACGCCAATCCCAGCTGCTGCTACTCCAATATTGATCCCTAAATTTGAGGAAACACCGCCTAAAGCTTTCATAGGATTTGCCGCTTTAGTAGCCGATCCGCCTAAACCAACTAATTTTCCTAATAAGCCACCGATTCCGCCTTTTGCCAAAACAAATGCATCTCCTAAAAGTCCAATGCCACCAGCGATTGCGACAACTGCCTTTTGTGAACTGCTCATAGAATCTGCAGTTTTTTTAACCCAACTGGCAAAGGATTGTAGTTGACCAGATACAAACTTAATTGCCGGACCAAATATACTATTTAAAGCTGAACCGATGTCATTAACAATTTTTCTGAAAGTTGCTGATGAATTGTAAAGCTTAACGAAGCCAACAGCTAAAAGCGCAATAGCTGCTACTAAAGCAATAATTGGCAATGCTTTTAAAACAGCACCCAACGCACTTGAAGCACCACCAAATGCTTTAAATGCAGCAGCCGCTGTTCGTACATTGTTAGCAAAAATCAACATTTTTCCAGCTACTAAAATGATAGGACCGACTGCAGCGGCAATTCCTAGCATTATCAAAATAAAATTCTGAATTTTAGGACTTGCATTGGTAAATTTGCTTACTAAATCTCCTAGCCAATTTGCTACTGCTGTTATCGCCGGTGCCATTTTATCGCCGATAACAATTGCTGCGGATTCCAAAGCTCCACCTAACTGTTCGATAGCATTCTTTGCATTTTTCTGCATCGTTTTAGCCATTTTATTAGCTGCACCATCAGAATTTTGTAATTCCTTAGTCAGATGTGCTAGTTTAGGCGCTCCAGCTGCTAACATAGCATTCATAGCACGTCCACCTTGTGTACCAAAAATAGTTGCTAAGTAGTACTGTTTCTGTTCCGCAGTCATGCCTTTAGTAGCTTTAGCGTAGTCAGAAACTAATTTTGGCAAAGGCTTCATTTTACCATTAGCGTCATAAGCACTAAAACCGATTTTTTGCATAGCTTTAGCTGCTTCAGTTGTAGGTTTACCCAACTGCTCAAATACTTGGTTAAGCGATGTACCAGCCATTGTGCCCTTAATGCCAGCATCACTCAAGACACCAATCGCAGCCGCAGTGGTTTCTATTGATTGACCAGCCGCGTGTGCTCCAGGTGCAACATACTTCAATGCTTCACCCATATCACTAGCTTCAGCGTTGGTTTTTGCTGCCGCTTTAGCAAAGACATCAGCCACATGACCTGAATCACTTGCTGATAAGCCAAAGGCGTTTAACGCAGTAGAAGCATCTTCAGCTGCAGCCGCTACATCGCCACCTGATACAGCAGCAAGGTTTAAAACACCTGGCATAGCCGACATGATTTGATTGCTATTCATGCCTGCACTAGCTAAATTTTCCATACCTGATGCAGCTTGTTTAGCACTAAATTGAGTTTTAGCCCCCAACTGGATAGCTTCTTTTTTTAGCGCTGCTGTTTGCTTGCCTGTAGCACCAGCGATAGCTTGGACTCGTGACATTTGAGCGTCAAAATCCATTGCGGTTTTGGCAGCAGCAACTCCAACTAGCGCCAGTGGGACAGTAATACCTTTAGTCAGAGTGCTACCGACATTAGTCATCATTTGACCAGTTTTTCCTAAGTTAGTGCTTGCTCGCTTACCAAACGTATCAGCCATATTAGCAGCATTTTCAAACACTTCACCAAAGCCTGCATCAACAGCCTTTAATACTGCTTCAACACTGTAACTTTCAGCCATGTTCTACCTCCTTTCTATGCTTTTTCATTTCAATAAATTCTTTGTATCTTTCTGTAAAGATTTTGCTTTGATCTCGTTTAGTAATTTTTGACGGCCGATATCCTTCCTCAAAAGAAGCCCTAACAGAATCAATTTCTGCTGTTAAATCAAAGAAATCTTTAAACTTTTTGAACTTCGGTTTAGGATTTTTAGAACTACCAGTAGTTGCTTTAACATTTTGATTAAACCATGCTTGCATGGCCAGGCTTTCCTGTTTTCGCATCTGTTTAATGCTATAAGCTTCCATACCTATAATGTAATTAGCATATGTTAGGCGCTCTACTTTATCCATTTCAGCAACTGTAAAGCCTAGGCAAGTCAGACAATTTAAAACAATTTCGTGATAGGATTCGTCACTTGTTTTTTTACGTCCGTTGTCTAAGCTGTCGCTTTTTTTAACGCTACTTTAAGTGCATTAGACTTAATTAATTCAGCGTTGACATCATCAAAAAGTTTCTCAATATCAGTTGCCGGACTGTCAATAAAATCATAAATATCTTCTAGTCCCGGACGTGGTGAGCAAAGAACAGTTGACGAATACAGTACCTTAGCTAAAACTGCAGGGTCATATGCTTTTAAAGCTGGGATTGATTTAGTTAAACCCATACCAAATTCAACACCATTGAAAGTTTTTAAAGCTGCCACATGGTCCAATTCATTAACGAACCGTACCCCAAAATTCAATTCAAATTCCTTGCTGTTAATTTTGATTTTCATAATTTTCCTCCTAAAAATTAGCCGCCCCTTGCGGTATTGTGATTTTCATAGGCGACTTAAAATAGACTATTCAGTTACGCTATTTGTCCCGGCATCACTATCTTGCCAAGCTGCACCGCCATTAGTTTCAGGTGTATCACCTGATTTAGGCACTACTTTATCAAGACCACGGAATACGTAGTCTAAAGCTTCCTGCGCATCAGCTGGTAATGTTGTCCATCCGCGCTTAGGCTTCCCGTTTACGTTGAAAGAAACATCACGGGTTGAGTTATCGTCCGAATCATTATCGTTTTCATCTTCGGAAACAACAGCTTGTAGATACCAAGCAAAGTATTTTCCATCTGAATTTTTGCGATTCCGATATACAACCCAAACTTCTAGTGTTTCTCCATCGTAAAGCGAATCATACATTTCATCAGCAATTGCCGATGTGTTGTGTAAAAATTCTACTTCCAAGTCAGTTTCTGGCGATGACGTTGTATTGACGGGGCCATCTTTCGTGACTGTTGAATCAGTATCACGTGACGGATCAAACTTTAAAGATGTTTGCCACGGGATCAGGTGTGCTGTTTCTGCTGTAGATGCTGATAATTTACGAGCAAAAGCTACAGTATCAACACCCTTTAAAACTTTTAACGTGTTTGAATTTTCTGCCATTTTTATTCCTCCTAGCAAATTGATAAATTGAGCGTTAATGTTGCCCTATTTAAAATTGAATTTTCTACCGAATAATCAGTAGTTTGTTGCTTTTCTTGATCACTAACTGCACCAAAAAATTGGTAATCAGTCGTATTTAAAAAGCCAACTGCTGCATGAAAAAAGCGATCGGCCATAGTGGATATAGCTAATCGCTGTGATTGATTTCCCCAAATATCGATTGTTACTAATACATGATTATTAATTGAAAACTTAGTACCTGCTGTTACGGTCTGAATATCTCCAATTATCACGAATGGATAATTAACAGATTCACTTTGCATTGGCAGGTGATCATAAGTTTCATATCCCCAAGTTAAGGACTGCTTAAAAAAATAATCAAAAAGTTCTTGTTCTGGTGATTTAATAAGAACCACCTCATTTCATAACTCGGTCAAGGTCAGCCTTAAACTTAACTTTTTGTTCTTCAAACGCCGGTTTCAAAACCGGACGTGCTTTCATAAAACGAGTACCTTTTTCCAAGTAAGGATTGTATTCCTTAGTCATGCCAACAGTACCCGAAAGTGGCCCGATCACTCGATGAATCCCCTGGCGAGTGGCACCAGTCGGCTTAACAAACTTTTTACCTTCCCAATGGCCGGTATAAGCCGTAGTAGTTCTAATTTTTGCATTCGTCTGTAGTTCAGCGGTGTTTTTATTGACTATTTGTCTAATCACTTCTGCTTTAGTTCGTTCCTTTAAAGCATTAACTAAAGTATCCAAACCTTTGATTTTTACATCAAACTTAGCCATGATTTTCACCTACAATCAGTGTGCTTGACTTAATAGGTACGATTTCAGTCTGTTGGATATACTTAGTACTTGAATCTCCAATTAAACAATACGACCAGCTAACCCCTAAAGGTTCAACCAGTCGTATCACTTTAACATTAGTATTCAACGCTCCGAATAATTCAAACTTCTTAGTCGTCCCCATATCTGTGACATTCGCAAAAACGTCAGCTACTAATTCTTTTCCACCCACCATTTGGCTGGTGTCCGGATCGTAATGCTGCTTGCTCTCTGAATAAAACTTAACCTCTGTGTCAAATCTCATCTAATCACCCCAGCCATTAATGAAACTAACAACGCCTAACGATGATTGAGTTTTACCATTTGCATCTTTCCAATCTGAAATATCCTGTGCAAAATCGTCAAAGTCATTGCTGTTAAAGGTAATTGACAGTCCCTCTTGCGAGTAACTTGCCATACCCTCGTTAGTAAGCCGGTTGAAACGACGAATGCACACTTCTAATTCGATATAGCTTAATTCATCAGGGACACTGTCAGCAGGCTTTAAACCAAGTTTAAACAACAACGCTTTATCGGTATTTTTTAATATCAAATTAAGTAAGCCATCGCGCTTACTATCTGAAATTTGAAGCATTGTTTTTAAATCAGCAAGTGTAATCATTCAATCACTCCTAACTAGCAGCACTAACAGTGACAGCTAATGTGCTTGTTACATCACCAGCAGCAAACGTGATTGTTGCTGAACCAGCCGCAACCAAGCTAACTGTGAAACTGCCATCACTGTTTTTAGCAACAGTAGCAATTGATGTATCACTTGACGTTGCTGTTACATCTCCCGAAGCGCCCTTGGGTGTCAAAGTTGCGGTCACTGACTTAGTAGTGCCAGCGGTACCGCTCATTGTCTTTTGACTTAATGTGATACCGTCAGGCGTTACTATTTTGACCCCAATGTTCCTTTAAGGACACCATTTTCAACTTCAGCAAACAGATTAATGCCCTGGTAGATAACTGATTCGTTACTCAAGTTTTCAATCGTATCATCTTGGACTAACGCGATTAAACCAGTCTCGTCAGTAGTTACCGTTTTGTTCTGGAACAGTTTGCTTGATTCACCATTGACATCAATGTACTGGAGATTGATGTTATCTTTAACAGTTGCATAGAAAGTTCCAGCTGGAACACTAGCATTTAAAATAACATCAAAATTACCACCCAAGAAGCCTTTCAACAAGGTAAGTCCAAATGCTACACCCTGGCCGTTCTGAATAGCCGCTGTTCCTAAGTAATTGCCAGCATCGACAGGGTTAATGAACATAATAATCTGTGGTGTATCAGTATCAAACTCACTTAACAACTTGCCATAGACTTTGCCGTAAGCGTCTTGTAAATCTCCGACAGTACCCAAATCGTTGGGAGCGGTACCCAAGTAACTAAAGAACTTAGCACGAATATCTTTTTGGATATCCTGAAGCATTTGTTGCTGAGTCTTTTCAACAGCCAAGTCATAGCCGTATTTTTGAACAGCTTCAATAGTTGTTCCCATACGGTACTTACTGAATCCAACCGTGTAAGTGCTAGCTACTTCACGTGTGATTTTAGTCAACGGAATAGTTTCGCCTTCACCGATTGATGCTGGGTCAACATCTTTGTCTTGTGCGTCTTTCGGCTTAGTAATACCAAACTTGTAAGTTTGAATCTGATTGCCTTGTTTCATTGATTGCAAGCGAGTAACACCTAACGCTTCTTGTAACTTCTTAACGGAATAGCCAAACTGATTGACGAAATCAATTGCATTGACTGTACCTAAACTATTTTTATCAATTAAATTTGCATCTGCCATTTATAAAAACTTCCTTTCTTATTTAAAAAGCTGAATATTATCAGCAATAGCTTTCTTACGCTTAAACGAATCCTTAATTGCTAAGATTTCCTCTTTTGTCATTGTTTTGATAGATTTACCAGACTCTGTTGGAGTATCACCTTTTAACAACTCGGTTTTAACAGCTTCACGTACTCGGTCAGCAAAACTAATTAACTGATTGACATTAGCCTGAGTTGATTCAGCATCACTGGTAACTACCAAGTCAAGTTCATCATCAGTCACGTTTAATCCTGCTTCAGTCATCATTGAGCGAGCTTGTTTTGTCATTTCAAACTTAGCAAGTTTAGCTTCTGCCGCTTCAGCACGTTCAGTTTGTTTCTGCAATTGATATTCTTTTTTTTGGTCAGCGTTCATCTTAGCCAACTTCGCAGCTTCATCTTTAGCAGCCTGAATCTTCACTTCTTGAGCTTTACGTTCACGTTCCAAGCGCTCGTTAACCATTTTATTTACTTCGTCTTGAGTAAACGTCTTAGTTTCTTTAGTAGAATCTTGCTGTTGTTCTTCTTGTTGATTATCTTCAGTTTTCGTTTGAGTTTCAGAACTTTCCGCGGCATTATCTGGTTTCTCTGCGAAATACTGTAGATTCATCTTCATTTTGTCATTCATAAAAAAATTCCTCCTCGATTTTAAGACTCGGTGGTCTATCTACTCATAATTGTTCTTTAACGTCCACAATTAAGGAAAAAGGACAAAATAAAAAACAATCAACTTAATTGACTGCTTCATATGTTTCTTCAAAAATGTCGGGCTTGCACGGATAAAACTCGCCATGAACGCCTTTGATGATATAATCGCCATCTGAAACTTTCATTTCTCCTTCGAGTGTTTTTATTACAGCTACCGCCATTGCTAGGTTGAATGGTTGGCTCTCAACCATTGGATATTTACTAGGATCTTCTAACCAATCTGATGAGCTAAACTTCCACGCTTCAATAATCACAGGTTTCTTTTTATATTTCATGCTCTAATCTTCTTTCTTTAAAAGATATACCAATCTCTGGCTAACATATCTGTTTGACTAGCAAGCCATGGTACACGTGATTTTGGTGCATCTGAATTATCAGTTTGCAAACCAGTTGTGTCGATATAAATAAAATCATGGGTCATAACCTCATCAAAACGATTATTTGGAGTATTTAGAGTTTCTCCTTTTTTCAATTTAATGAAGATTCCTTTACCGTTCCAGCCTTTACGAGCAACACAGCTTCCTTGTTTTAATGCTTCAATTGCTTCTCCAAAATTCATAACTTTATCCTCACTTTCCTAATCAGGTATTTTACTTGTCAAACTATGAACACAATCTGCTGAAATAATGAAATCTTGACCATCGTTTATCATAAATCTTAAATACTGATGTTTCTTGGCTCCTAACATTGCTGTTATTGTTTCATCATTTGCTAAAACTTCTTTTGATCTAAGGACGGTTGTTGTTTCATCATTTTCGTTATAAGCCCAATATTGCAATAAATAATGTTTCATTTTCACTCCACTAAAAAAGCACTGAAATTAATCAGTGCTAGTAAAATATATTTGGATCGTAATCGCCAAATGACTTGTTATCCTCGATTGCTTTATCCAACATCTTTTCATATTCATCCGGGTCATACCAAGCTGACAAACTACAGCGACAGTTAGGATGATACGGACCAACCGGGACATCTTTGACGTTGTAAATCCCTTCGTGGCCCTTACCGTCTGCAACAATTGCTTTGCAGATATGGCAGGCATCAGGTTCCGCAATCACTCTCACAATATTGGTATTAGTAGCTTTAAATGAATCCATTTCAGCTGCAAACTCAACTCTGGCTGATTCAGTCCTAGCTATTCGCTCAGTAACATACGCATGATTTTTGATTTCAGTGCCTACCTGATCAATTAACTTTTTAGCAAGCACTCTAGGATTCTGCCCTTGAATCATCGACTGTGCCAAATATACATCTAGCTTGGCTTTCAAAGCATCTTGATTAGCCCACACACGTTGTGAGTACGTTGCACCATTAGTTTGAGTCATAACTGTTTTAAGAACTTTACTAAACTCACCAGATTTGACTGATTTGCCTAAAATACCTGATTGTCGTTTAATTTCCGCTTGATAATCGTCAGTTAATTTCTTCCTTAAACCAGCGTCAACGTTCATCCCGGCGTTAACCATTTCAAGTCCAATTTTACTTTTTAGCATTTCAAGCTTGTTGATCCGCATTGTCGCATTGTAAAGTTTGAGTCGCTTATTAACATCTTCGCTAAAATCTGAATACTTTAATCCACGACCTTTTTCTTTAAACAGCTGACGTGATTCCTGAACAATTTCAGCAGCACGTGACTTATACGACTTAACATCCATTGCCGATACTGTGCTTAATGCCTGATTGTATGTTTGACCAGTTGTTGCACCATATTTTAAATACTCTTGGCTGATTTCCTTTTGAATATTAGACAACGCCTGATTGTAATACTTTTCAAGTTCAGCACTCACTTTTTCGTCTGAATCCAACTGACTTCTGATCCAGACATTTTCAGCAGCTTCACGTTGATTCCAATATGCATTATTCTTTTGCAGTTGTGTTGTCATCTTCTACACCAGCTTTTTGAGTATCAGTTGCGGCAGTATTTGCCTGAACAGCATTCTTAATCGTATCAGCTTGCTCATCTTGCATACGTTTGATTTCTGTCTTAGGATCATCAACAATTGAAAGTACAGACAACTGAGTTTCTTTTGACGTGATTCCTGTCAGCGTCTGTGCGGTATTTGCTTCGTCTACTAAGTTAATAGGCATATTACGCGTAAATTTAAAGCGTAAATCCTGAATTAAATTATCAATGTCATTCGTCTTAACAATAGTTTTAAGCGGTAAGATAGCTGAAAACATTTGCCGCAACGATTGAGTAAATTTACGTTCTTTAGTGGCTGCTAAATTCTGCATTGGCAGTAATTTGTACTGGATTGCTACACCAGACGCATTACCGCTAAAAGCTTCATCTTGCAGATTTGCTACCATACTGATCTGGTAAATAAAATTAATCAAACGATCTAAGTAATGCTCTTGCATGTCATCACCGTCAGGCTTTTGGATAAAGTCTACAACACCTTTTACTGCGTTTTGGTCTGGTGAATAGATAATTTGATTACCATCTAAATTTAAAATTGGTTCGCCTGTCTTAGGATCTTTTTCGAGCTGAATACCTAAGATTTTTAAATAAGCATTGTCGAAATATTCAACCTGATTGGCTTTTTGGCTAATCCCTTTGTTCAGCGAATCAACTAAAGTTTTGATATTAGCGATTATGCTTAGACGTTCCTCATTAGCATAAAATTCAGCAGCGGGAACATGTTGAAAAATGTTAATTCTGGCTTCAGCGGTTAAGTTAAAATCATCATCGAAATTAATTATCTGATTAGCTGTATACAAAACACCGCTCAGCTTGTTGTCATCATCGTAAGAATATCTAACGAATGCTAGCGGCTCATGTGCTACTGTATCGTCAAAAACCATAAATGAACTAGTTGGATCTGCAACCGCGATTCCAGTCTGGCTTTGCTCGTTTTGATAAGCAAACAAGTAAGAACGCCCATAAATATCAACTTGCTTCGATACTTCATTAAGCTTGTCCTGGAAACTGTTTTGATTCATCCAACTTTGCAGTTGATCATTGGTTAAATCATCTTCTAATGAAATTTTAGGAGCAATTCCCATGAAATAACCGTTGAACGTTTCAACAACGTACTTGGCCATGTTGACTACAATTCTGTTGTCTGGACGACTAACCTTTCGTGTTTCGTCAAGGATTTCTTGATTGCCTAAATAATACTGATAATACGTGTTGTATGTATCAGCTAATGTTTTGTGAGCTTTTAAAAATGCTTGTAAATCATCACTGGTAATTTCTTCATCTTTGGGAAATACAAAACGATCGCCTTTGATAATCGAACCATCACCGTTAACTTTGATTGAATCTGTCATTTTCTCACCTCGATTACAGATATTTTGAATTTAAGAACTGAGTTTTAACTTGCTTGTGCTGATTAAAAATTGCATAACGTTTAGCATCCATCACATCGTCGTGCATTTTGACTGGCTCGCCTGTTTTCTCATTCCAAACGTATTGATAAATTTCTTCTAAATACTTATCAATTGTTTCTTGGACAACAAAAAAGCGTCCTTGCTTCATCAGCTTAGAAACTGACTCAATGCCACTTAAAACAGATTTATCTGCATTATATGTTTTGATGCCTTCTCGCTGAAACCTTGCTACATGTTCAGGCCTTGCACTATCAGCCCAAAAATTAATATTGAATCCATAACGCTTTTGAATTTCTTTGGCTATCTGAACCCAATAATCGATTTCTCTGTACTGTTTTGTGTGTTCTTCAACTAAATACGTCCTGCCAGCTTTATCATCGCCAAACACAACAATTGTGCCCTTGTGTTCGTAGCCCCAATCGACCCCGCAGTAATAGGTTAGATTATTTGGCAAGTTTGCTCGTGGTATCAGCATCTTTTCCTTGTCAAAGTCACGATACACCATGCCTTCACCAGATACCCATAAACCAAGTATCGAACGATCATAAAACATGCCGCTTGGTGTTCCTGCTTTCATATGTTCAACATATTCGGCTGGTAAGAAAGTATTATCGTCGATTGTAAAATGATAGCTGACAATCCCTGCTTTTTTATCTTTGTTGTCGATATAATCAGCTTTCAAGTAGTGCGTTGGCACGTCTGGGTTAGTATCACAGATAATGCGAGCACTCGGTGCTGAACAGCGATTAAGGATTTCATTAAACACTTCTTCATTAGCCAACGATGCTTCATTGACGTACGCGCCGAAGCTTGTCATACCACGTATAGCACCAAGCCCAGCAATTGAACCCGTGAACGTCTGTACTACTTTAACACCGAACAGCTTGAAAGAATTATGCTTATCAAATTTAAACTCAATACCATACTTGTTTGACAGTTCTTGCAGTACATTATTTTGCAATGATTTAGAACTATAACCGGCTAAAATGTACATTGGCTCTTTAACTTCAAGCTGATCAGCCAGTTTTCTAACACGCCTTAGCTCCATCAAAAAGGCATCATTGTCAATTACTGTTTTGCCTGAACGAACAGCACCATAATTAATCAACAGCCGCCAATCATTGCTGATCAATACTGTTTTCATTACTTCAATTTGTTTTGGAGTATATAAATCAGTCATCATTGTTGCCGTCACCTTCAATCGTTTCATCTATCTTATCTAACAGCTTAGATACTTTAGCTTCTGTATCGTTGCCGTTATCGTTTAGGATACGTGCTTTAGCTTCAAGGATATTAAGTTGTTGATCCATTAAAGCTAGTTTCTTTCTACGCTCGTCTGTTTCATCAGCAATCTTAACGAATTGTTTAACCAGATTCCCTAACGTTGTTTGTGCCCTGGATAATGCTTGCAAATAATTAGCCTGCTTATCCCATGCGTATTGATACTGTCTGACTTCTTTAGTCTGAACTGGCTTACCTGTCTTCTTATTTACGATCGTTGGATTCAGGTCAACCTCAGTAACATCGCTAGTCACATCAAACTCACTAGCCACATTCATTATTTTCACGGAACGAATAATAGCGGCGTATTGAATCATAATATTGTTCCAAATAATATCTTCTGGCTTAGATGTATATATTTCTTGAACCAGTGCGCGAGTATCTTCGGGCAGCCACTTTGCAAATAATCCATGGCTCACTGCATTCTTATTCCCCTTTGGCGGCGAAGCGTGTGGATTGCCCGGATTGCCTTTGGCGTACTGATTACCTTTCATAGAGGAACGTTCCTTTTTTTTAGTAACGTTACCCTTTAAATCATCGTTCCATTTATCTTGTGACTTCCATTTACGAATCTGTGACGGACTGACATCAAGCTCATCAGCAATATCTACTAATTTCTTTTTTCCACCGGAATCAAGCCACATTCGCCGTGCTTGTTCTCGCTTTGGATTTCTTTTTCTAGACATTCATGTCCACCACCTCCTGAAAGTGTTTTGTTTTGTGTACAAAAAAAGCAGCTCATTGGCTGCTCGACTTAATCAATACTATATAGATTAAGTAATTATTTTATAGTTAATTATTCAATTTTTCCCACTCTTTTTGAAGTATTTCAGCCATATCTTTTTTAAATTCCTTTTTTAAACAACTAAATTTCGTAAGCAATTTATTCATATCCCTTATATATTGATCGTTATTTTTGAATTCTTGTCTATTTATTTCGTTAATCAATTTTCTTTGCTCTTTTAATTTTTTTACCACTAAAGAGTTATTATAACCATGAGAAGCTAAGAACAAATCCAAAACGTCAGCATTTTTAAAAATATCCATTCCTAGTTTATCAACTTTTATAGAAATTTTACTATACTTTGTGTTAATTCTATTTATTCTATTAGCATCCTCTACCGACATCGTTTTTGTGCCATCAAAATCCTCTTCGACATTTGACAAAACTTTTTTGCGTACATCTTCGCATTTAATTTTTGTTCGCATCTTAAGTAACTGAAATGAATTATATTCTTCAAAATCTGATAAAATTAAATTACCAAATTTTCTGGTCTCACTAATCCAAGCAATTGACTCTTTGCCGATAACATTTGCCCTGTACTGTTTAGTTGAACTATCTTTCAAAGATTTATTAGTGTATATGGAATTGAATATAACACCTACAAGTGCTATAAAAGCCCCTATAATGGTTCCTGACATATGTATGCCCCCCTAAAAAAATATTCAATAAAATTATACAACAAAAATAGCAACCATTTCTGATTGCTAAGATAAAATAAATTATGAAAGAAGAGACAAGATTACCTACAAATCTCACACTATCATTTTGTACTTTTTTGAATGAGAAAAAATAATATATAGTCTCATTTCGGCAATATTCCTTCTTCTTTCGCTAAAAGTTCCAATAACTTTTCTCGTTTCCGATAAATCTGAGCGCGGCTAAGCTGAGGTTTCAATAATTCGCCGACCATGAGCCAATCGTAATAATCGTTCGTACAAAATCTCAGTTTATAAATTTCTTTTTGCTGTTCAGTCATAGCATCTAAAACAGCATTTCTCATGTTTCGCAAATAATATAACCGCTGCAAGTAATTATCTTTTTCTTTAGCTTCAAGGATTTTTTCTGCTTTGTTCACGGTCACCGAGCTTCGACCGCCACCCACGTTCTCATCTTCAAATTCACGAAAAGGCCATTCAATTTCAAATTCTCGTCTTTTGATTAGTTTATCCACCTGCGATATCTTCATAAAATCGGCTTCAAGCCCTGCCATTTCCTTACTAGATAACCTTTCTTCAATCACTAGCTTAACTCACCTCTTGTCCAGATAAACAATCCAACCGCATAAGATCATAAAAGCAATTAAACATATTGATACCCACACACTACTCATCTCCTAGCTTTCTTCCACAGAATTGGCAAAAGTGCACATAAATTAAAACGTCTCCACACAAGTTGCTGTGTTTGCGCAGCTCATTACAATATTCTAGCTTTGACCACTCTCTTCCGCTTAAAGGCGCATGACAAAACTCACATTTCATCTGTTTCTCGGTTGGTGCATTTAGAATCTTTTGAACCTCCTGTTGCGTATACGTTACGTCTGTTGCTTGAAAAATCCGTAACTGGTCATAATATCCGTTAAGCTTTCCGAGATTAGTCAGCAGTTCTTCTCTAGTTTTCATTTTTCAAACACCACCTCGAAAATGCAATTACTACTTCATTTATTTCACGATTAGACAGTTTAGAACAAATTTTTCCAAAACTGTTTAAACCATCTTTTACAGAAACATCGCTAATATCTAATAGTGATAGCGTACCAAGTGCATTTTCATTAAAATGTATTTTAAAATATTCAAATAAGAATCTTTGACGACTATTCATTTTCCAGCCCCCATTTTCCAATCTCAAATAAGACCTCATATTCTTCTTTGGTAGATAGTTTTGAAGCTGCTTTTTCAATTTCCCGTGGAGACGAAACAAACAGTGTATCTATACCCGATATTGGTGATGATGAAAACTTATTTTTTAAATATCCTAGAACAATTTTTTGATTTTTATTCATCTTCCACTTCCTCCTTGAATTTATTTAAATCAATTGCTTGAAACTTCGGCAATTTCTGCATTTTGTCTATTTCGGATTGGGTAAATTTAAAATGATAAATTCTTGGTTTGTTGACTATGTTCTTCCAAAAATCATAGGTGTTCATGAGGGAATCATAAGCAATATACCCGCCTAAAATTTTCAATCTGTATTTTTTATCTTTCACAACCTCAATTAACTCTGGGTGTTCAATCGCTTTGACAAATTCAAATTGGGCTATTGCATTCTTTTCTACTGTATTTTTAAAAAGACGCGACCACAGATTACACATGCCACTAGAATGGATAATCTCATTAAAAAAACCAAGTGGGGTTGAAAAAGTCTTATTTAACTCATCAAACTCTTTTTTCTCTGCCTCACTAAACCTAATTTTTTCCGGCTTAGTGAAATCAGATAGCTTGCCAATAATTTGCCCTTCGCTTATACAATCTAATGTTCTATTGTTCCTTAAACAGATAGCATCATCTTGATCCAATTCAACAACTACTGTGTCACCCTTTTTAAACCCCATCTATATTTCTCCCTCTTTCTTCCAGCCAGCAGCTCTTAACAAGCTATTGTTAATAACAATCCTGTCACTATCCTTAAAGGAAAAGCCGTACACTGTTTCATGGGTATCTGCAGTTTCCCAGCCTACCGAAACAGCCC